GGTTTCCACCCCCGGTGTACAGGTAAGAGGTTTGACGCCCGAGAAGTTCCCAATAGTTATGCGTGCCTTACGTCTTTTGGACCTGGGGCCCATGGTTAAAGGGCCCTTAGTTAGAGGTTTTAACAGCTCTGTTAGAACGTCGGGATGCGGCTGCGGACCGGTTCAGTCGTGGGCTCAGGAAGGCTCGTGAAGAAAGGGTATTAAGGTCAGAGGCAAGAGAGAGAGTTGATGTCTCGACTTTCGTCTTGACAGAGTTTACGTAAACTCCAACTCCGCGAGACCATGATACTGTAAAATGGCGACGTAACGATAGTAACATAAGAGAGAAGTCCATCTTAACGCCTCCCTTATCAAAGAAAAGAGAATCAAGGTTTGTTAACGCTTTGTTAACTAGCGTAAAGGCTGGAACTTGCTCGGAACGGTAGAATTCTGGCACAACGACATCAACCACGGGATTTCTGAAAGCGTCTAGGATTTCCCGTTTTGCCATTCCAGCAAGAGCTGTCGACCCTGCTCGAAGGCTGGCCAGTAAGATTGAGATTCGCTCTACCTCGTTGATGGTCGCGGTCACCAGTGGATGTGAACCGGTAACATTTTTGAGATTCTTTCGATACTGGGCCAGTTTCTTCTCAGAAGGCTCTGGTAGATCTGTGACGTTCAGCATGAGCATTGGGGTCCCGGATTGGGTAATGACAGCTTGACTCGCTGCATCTGACTCCCGTAGCAGCGCATCCAAGCGTTTAACTTGTTCAACCACCGCTGTGTATAGGTACGCCTCCTCTATGTCTCTTGCAGTAGTCACTTTGTCAGGGTACATAGACTCTAGCTTAAGGTTGTCGGTCAGAGCACCAACTGGTACACTCAGACCCGTTACAGAAGAAGGGAGTGCGTTTAAGAGGATAAGTCGCTCCCGAGTTTCGGTATCGACTAACCCCATGGCCGCCGATAGCGCTAACTTAGAGTCTGAGTACAACCCACGTGATGTAATGATCTCCTGAAGAGCAACGGAGTTAAGCGGGTTTGAGGCCACTTTTGCTACGAGCTTAACAGGTATAGCGCTAACTTCATGCCCACCAATAAAGACTCGTTTTGCGAGTTCCCCGACTGGAACAAAACCAGCTGTATGAGTCCATGACTTAGACTCAGAGATTGAAACACCAAGTTGACCGATGATTGCTCGGTACTTGGAGGCCACTGCACTATTCCAGATCGTCATATCGTCACCGATAATAGCGTAATCCTTGAATCCGCCCTTAATCCCTGCTTGGAGAGCAGCGATTTGTATTACAACATGGTGAGCAAGCGCGAACATTGGAAACGATGACTTCGCTCCCATAGGTTGTCCTGCACCGTATGTGAGTACATCGCCATCAGGAGTATGATAGCTACGCCCAGCTAACATAGTACCCCATGCTTGAGCAGCTGCTGAGTTACTCAGAAGTGCTGAGAGCACGGTTTCTTGAAAAGATCGTGGGAAGCGGTCAGTAGCCTGAGACAAGTCAAACGAATAAACTTCTGCTTTAAAGTTGGCCGTTTGAGCCCGGACACGGTCTACTTGTGCAGTCTGGTTATAAGTCCCATCCATTGGGATTGCGCGGAGGAAGTGGCCTAGTGTTTGGTGCAATGGATCAAGAGCGGCTTGTGTCCAATAATCAAGTACCGCGACTAGTCTAGTTTTGCCCCCCCACTCCTCCAAGGCAATAATCCGTCCCGTGCGGGCGATCTGTACGGGGATCTGGTCCTGTGAGAGACGGACTGTTGAAACCAGGTCGATACCCACGTCTCCTATGCGTGCGAATTCTATAAAGGATGTGAAAGCACTGTAGACTTTCGAATCACGAATCAAAGCGAGACCGTCAATCTGCGCATCGAGCATCGCGTGTCCGTTAGGACCAGCCTTCGTCGAGAGGATGTACTTGAACGATCCATATCGGCTTCGGAATTCTTGCATGAAAGCACCTTGCGCTATCCCTAGATTACGTAGGGCTTCAGGAACCATGTTCTCCAATACGTGGTCTGGTTTATAGTCTGTAGAGTTAGTAATAGATGAGTAGTCAGGGTTAGGAGCAGTCACAATTACGCGGTGCAGTGAAAGGAAAGAGTAGAGAATGATAAGGAAAGGGAGAAGGTCCTTGATAGCTTGTCCTCGGAAGAGCGTCTCCAACAGTACGATTGACTCGACTGAGAAGAAGTTCTTTCCAGAGATAGTTAAAGAGACCCGAAGCCCCTTTAAGTTCTCGAAAAGACGAGGACCACGAACCCATTCAAGAATATCGTGTTGTGCGGCCTTAAGGTCTCCAATAAGAGTGGATACTGATGTGTTCAAACGTGCTTGTAGGTGAGAGAAAAGAGTTGAGAGACCAGAAATGGCGTCGGGACCCCATTTGTGAGCCCCCAACTGAGTCATGAGGATCAAGGCGGCAAAGACATATTCTAGGTGCTTGTCGGTTGAACGTCGCGAAATTAGTTTCACGTCGTCAGCCTGAAGTAACGGGCCAAGGAGGGATCGGACTGCGGAGGCTGTTGATGGAAGTAGTTTTCCGCTCATTGTGTGTCTGTTTATAAATTCGATCTGACTTCTTGAGAAGAAGTGAGCTCATCAGACCGATCGGTATCAAAGAGAAGGAAGGGTAAGGTATAAAATTTTGGTTGGAAAGTTGTATAGAGTGACATGAGTAGAGTTGTATCCAGTGAGAGTGGCTCAAACCTCCTTTTCCGTCGAGAAGTTGGTTAATCTCCGTTCTGGCTGATCAGAACCATAATGAGAGTCATCCCTTATACTGATCTATAAGAGGGAAAACGGTGTAGACATCTCCTTTAGGAAACAGGTTAGCCTCACCAGTAACCTGTGGGGAAGTATCGGAGCCAGCACCCAGCTAACCTGGGTCACCG